CGCCGTCCAGACCGCCGTAACGGCTGGTCATGTGTGAGCCGCGGGCCATGGTCACTTCCTCAGTTGAATGGTCCAGGTGGCCTTGGCCGCGTCCTGTCCGACGTTCATGACTCGGTAGCCGCTGATGCGATCACCGATGGCTGGGGTAGCAGGGTCGTCTGTGACCGTGCCGCCGTCCTTCACGAGCAGATCGCTCTGCAGCGCCTTGAGGCGCACGTCTGTCGCCAGGATGCGCGTACCGTCGATCTCCCGGGCCTTGTACTGGCCGAAGACACCGCGACCGACATAGTGCAGCGTTGTCGCTGGCGTACTGCCGCCCTTCTCAGGGTCATAGGTGCCAGGTACAGACCGGCTGCCATCAACCACAGCCACTGCGTCGGCCAGATCCGTATCGAAGGCCTGAGCCAGCTCGGCCTGTAACTCGCGTCGAAGCCCCATGTCACCCCCTGACGATCTTGACCTGGCCGGTGCCTAGATACCGCGCCAGCAGGGCCAAGGCGAAGGACTCACCAGCGCTGATGGCCTTGGACGTAGCCGAGTAGGTCTTGCTGCTCGACACCCCGTCCGCATCCACGGACTTGCTTAGCACGCCGGTTTCCTTCGCCTGGAACAGGTTGCCAGCCGCCGCCTCTAGTGCCACCTCTGCGCCCGCCTGCACGACGTCGGTGGGAACCGTGTCGAACTCAGGCAGGCCCTGGTTGGTGAGCCAGGTGTTGGCCATCAGCACCGCACGCGCCTTCTTTTCATCCGGCGCCCAGGTCTGGCCCAGCAGAGCGTCGACCTGCTCGATGCTGATGTAGGTGTTCATTACTTGGCCTCGTCCAGCAACTTCTGCAGGTCTTCCAGGCTGGCCTCAGGCCCGAACTGGACGCCCTTTTCGGTCAGGGCCGCCTGAAGCTTTGCCTTCAGCTCGGCCTCTTCAGCAGCTTTCTTTTCAGCTGCGGACTTGCTGGCCTTGGTGGCTTTACCTTCCTTGATCGGCTCGGGATGCTCATAACCGTCCGGCGCGAACTTGGCGTCGATGATTTTGTAACCCTTGCGACGCAGGTAGGTCTTGCGCTCTGCCGAGACCGGGTGTTGCTCGTAAATGATGGTTTCGCTCATGGCGATCTCCTGAGGAACGCGCCCCGAAGGGCGCGGTACCGGTTACTTGGTGGCGTCGCCGATGGTCATGACGCCGGCCGAGCCCTTGATGCTGTTCGCCACCAGGTCCCAGTTGGTGCCGGTGGACAGCTCGGAGTTGGTAGGCGACTTGCCGCCGTTGGCGGTGTCCCAGGTGTAGCCCTTGAGACCCAGGCCGAAGGTGTAGTCGGCCTGCATGGTGGTCTCGATGCGCTCCTTGCCGTTGGAGGTTTCGATGTTGGTGATCAGGTCGGAACCATCCATCACCATGGCCGCACCGTCGGCCAGGCTGAGCACCTTCTGCTTGTTCGGGGTGCCGGCCTCGTACAGCGCCGGGGCGTCGGTGACGATGACCGACTTGCCCAGAACATCGACGACCAGAACACCGCCCGCTTGGAACAGCTGCTGGTTGTTGGCCAGGTTCTTGCCGATCAGCGCGTGGTACTGGGCGCCGGTCATGACCTGGGCGATCAGTCGTGCCGAGGCGTCGCCGAACAGCGCGTGGGCACCGTTGATGGCGATGTAGTCGACGCCAGCGGTAGCCGACACGTCGTTGAGCGCGCCCGGCTGGTTGCCGATGGCCGCGACCAGAGCAGCAATGGCGGTGTTCAGCTGGTCAGAGACGATCGCTTCGGACAGGTTGCGGCTGATGACTTCCAGCGCTTCCTCGGGGTTTTTCTGCACCCAGGACAGCTGCGCAGGCTCCCACAGGATCGGGCCGAAGCCGCCGGCAATCTTCACCGAGTCGTACTGTTTCTGCGACAGCGGGGTCGCCGCCTGGTTGCCGTTCGCGGCGTAACGGTCAACGCGACGCTGAGCGCCGTGCAGGCCCGCCCAGAAGGATTCCTGCAGGAAGTCACCGTCGATACCCTGAGTGGTCAGGCGAATCGATCCAGCCGAGGCGGCGTTGAACTTGTCGACGTCCTGGGTCAGGGTTTCGATGGTGGCGTGGCGAAGGTATTCGTTGAACACCTTCATGTTCGAAAGGGCCATTGGGCCTCCTTATTCGCTTGCGATCAGGCCTTTCATGGCTTCCAGGCGCTCTGCCTTGGTGCCACCGAAGTTGCCCTGTGTGGTTTTGTTGCCACCACCGCCGTTCGGTGCGCCGCCGCCATTGGCACCGGAGCTCTTCAGGATGTGGTCGCGATGGGGGTACTGCGAGACGAGGGTTTCGAGCGCTTCGTTGAAGTCGGCCAGCTCACCCGGGCGGCTGCGGCTGAAGATCTTCTGGCCCTGGGCGTCGTAGGCGACGACCTTGCCTTCTTCGATCTTGAAGCTGTTGCCGAAGGTGGCCTGAACCATGTCAGCCGGAACCGCCATCTTCTCGGTGATGAACTGCGAGCGAGCGAAGCTGCCGCCGATCTTCTCGGCATACAGCTGCTGCTCGAAGCCCTGCGCCTTGGTGTTGGCTTCGTCGAGCTGGGTCTGGAAGGCCTTGCTGATCTCGCCCTTCACCTTCTCGATCTCGCCGGCATCCACCAGCTTCTTGGCGTCGAGGTTGGCGACGATATCCAGGGCTTTCTTGGCGGCCGCGGCATCTTCGATGCCTTCGAACGCCTTGGCGGTCTTCTCGAAGCCGTCGGCGCGCTCGCGGTGCGACTTGGCCTCGGCATTCAGCCGGGTGATGGTGTTGCGGGTGCCCACTGCATCGAAGGCGACCTCCTTGCCATCGTCCTCGACGTAGACCGGCTTGCCATCCTCGATCACGGCGTACTGCTTGCCATCCACTTCAACGGTCTTGAGTTTCATGTCGTCTCTCTGGGCCATCCGGCCAGTTGATGAGCCATCCGGCCCCAGTTGCGCCCCGTCCATCCGAACCGCAGGCATAAAAAAGCCCCGGCAGATGCCAGGGCTCGTAAACGCGTATCAGGTATTAATCGTTGAGGTCAGAAGTTCCTGACCCCCTCGTATCGCAATCTGTGCAAATCCACTTTCCGTTACGAAGGACGGTTGCAATTGCACCGTCATCATTTTCACACAGGCGATCGTCGTCGTGATGCTCCAGCTCGTCTTTGTCGCTCATAGGTGCTCTCCTAGCAATGGAAGGCACAGCTTAGACGAGCCCCAGCCCCGCGAACAATGGGTTAATGAGCCGTTGAAGAACGTCATTCAAGTTTCAAGCGAAGCTCTTCAAGCGTGAGCAGCTTGCCCTTGTCGTTGTAGAAGGTGCTGAGTTTAAGCCCGCCCTCACGCATCAGCCGGCCACGCTCCGGGCCAAGGATCTCGTCCTGGCGCGTTGCTGACTGCTTGCTCAGCCATTCGGCGTAGGTGGTCAACCCGGGTACTTGGCCGTCCATGCTCGCCCGCGTTGCGCCGTCGCTGAAGCCCAGGGCCTTGGCGCTCTTGAGCACCGGAACCTTGGAGGAGCGGCAGCAGAAGTGGATGCGCCCGGGCCCGGCCAGCCACGGGATCGTGTGGCCGATGGGCTTGTAGGTGCCCAGGGTGTAGGGCATCCGGTCGCGGATCCGGCAGTCGGACGACGTGTGGTTGTCCAGCGTACTGAGCCACTCCACGTGGCTGATGATGTCGCTGTTGGCCTCGTACGCTGCGTCGCTGGCCGTTTCGGCTGTATGGGATACCGCAGACCGCACCACCGCCTCAACGTCGCGCCTGGCCTTCTGGAGGGCCCCGTCGGCGTATTGCTGAACCCGGCTACCCATGACCGTGCGGAGGATCTCCGCAGTGGTGCGCCCCTCGACCACGCCCGAGCGCACAGCGTCGCGCACTGTGGCGGCGCGGCTGGACTCGATGCCAGCCATCCACTCCCTCAGCAAGCGCCCCTGGAACGGTCGGGCCTGCGCGATCGCCTTCACCGCGCTGAACGCCGGGGAGACGACCGGGTATGCATCCTGCACCAGGGCCGGGAGAATGGCCCGCAGCGTGCTCTGCTGGAACGCCAGCTCGTAGCTGATCAGCCCGTCGGTCACCTGGTCCATGGCCAGACGGATCTCAATGAAGGTCTGCTGGTTGATCCGAAGCACCGCCGACAGGGCGATATCGACAGCTGCAGCCGACAGGTCGGTGCCGAGGTTGTCGATGGCCTCGATCAGCGCGGCGCGCAGGTCGGCGTCTTTGCTGTTGAGGATCTTGATGATCGTCACGACCTGGCTGTTGCTCAGCCTGGACAGGTCGACCTCGTGCCCGATCAGCTCGTTCAGCAGCTTCTCGTTGGCCGTCTTCATCACAGTGCCCCGAGGGCCGGGCCTTGGGCCTCGATCTTCGCCAGCTCATCGTCCCAGTCGTATTCGTCGCTGATCACGCCGCGGCGCTGCATCTCGGTGAATAGCGTTTCCTTGGAGATCATGCCGGCATTGGCCATCGAAACCAGCGTCGGCAGGGAGACCTCTGGCATGAAGTCGACGTCGTAGTTGCCGCGCATCTCGACTGCGCCACCATCGCCCAGGCTGCGGTACTCGGCCATGAACTGGAGCAGCTGCGCCAGGCAGTCGCCGAAGTGGTTGGACATCCGCTGCAGGGGCGACAGCTCTTGTGCCGCCTCCTCCTCAGCCTGGGTCGCGGTCTTGGTCGCGGCCTTCTCTGGCGTGAGCAGCTTGCCGCCAGCCATCCGCATCTCATCGAGCAGGTCTTTCAGCGCGGTTCTACCTGCCTCTACTGCCTTACCGGTGTGTTCCACATACTTCAGGTCGCCATTGAGAGGCAGGTCGGTCAACGACCCGGTGCCGACCTTGAACTCGGGCGGCATCACCTTGCCCTGGTCAGTGAACTGCATCTGCACGCCGATGCGAGCCAGGATCGGCACGCGGATGACGTGCAGGATGTTGTCCTGGTCGCTCTGGCTCTGCCAGTGCTTGACGTTCAGGTGTGCCAGCTCCAGCAGTGGCGGCTTGGCCGTCATGAAGCCAGTGCGGCCGGTGTAGAAAGTGACCCAGGGGATGCGGCTCAGGCTGTTAGTGCCCTCCTCGTGCAGCACCCACGCGGCCTTTGTTGTGCCGCGCCGGTACGTGCGCCATTTGCCAGGGAGCAGGACGCGGATCTGCTCGACGCTTTTGGCGCCGAACTCACCCTCCTCCTCCTCGACTACCTCCCGGTAGCGGACCATGGTCAGGACGCCGCCCTTGGAGCGCCAGCCGAGGACCTGCGAGGGCCTCACCAGAACTGCATAGGGGCGAACCCCTGCAGCCTGCTCGTCGGCCTGAGTCTTCAGGTCGCCGGCCGGCGGGTGATCAACGAATGCGTGGCAGAGGCCTAGCCCCAAGCCATCACGGAAGAACTCGACAGCCCAGGAGTTGAGATCGTTACCGGCGCGGTCGATGTCCGTGGCCATCTCAGCAATCTGCTCGGGCACATCGTCGCCCAGCTGCAGTGGCTCGACGAACACCCGCGAGGTCATATTGCCGACCGTCTCGGAATACGCCGGCAGCAGGGTCGAGAGGCGCAAGCGCTCCCGGTAACCTTCGTCCGACTCTGCCGGGTACTGCGGCAGCAGCCTCTTGCCCGCCGCGCGCATCGCCATCGTACCGCCCATGAGTGGCGTGATCACGGCCCAGTACCCGCGCATCTCGTCGACGGCGGGAAGCGTGATGCTTGGGTTATCGCTCATGGTCACATTCTCAAGGATTGGGTCACGATCACTGGTTTGACGATCGGATAGTCATGGTGGATGAAGTAGCCGCCAGCGTCGTTGGCATGGTCATTACCCTGGCTCTTGTCCGGCTCACCTGTTGGCGCCCAGATCTGCTGCTCGAGGCAGTCGGCGTAGGTTGGGCAGAGGTCGGTGTTGACCCGATAGCGTCGCTCGCCCGCCGAGTTGCAGAACATGGCGTTCATGGCGTTGATCCGGTCTTTCACCGGCGGGTTTGCCTCTGGGGCCATCACGGTGAACCCGGCCTGGCGAAGCAGCTCAAGGTCAGTGGTGCTCGCATTGACCGATTTCCGGCCTTTGCCCGAGGCATCAGGGAAAACCAGAATCTCGCGCGTCTTGCGGTAATTGCCCTCGGCGTACAGCCAGTAGCGCTCCTTGATCTGGCGGATCATGTCGGGCGTGTCGTAGCCGTTCATGATCTCGCCCACCGCATGGGGCATGCCCAGGCGCTTGACGTGGACGATGGCCGACATCTTGCCGACGTTGAAGTCCATGCCCACGAAGATAGGCTCGCCGTGCTGCACAGACTCGTGGCTGCCGTTCAGCTTGCGGTTGTAGGCGGTGTAGATCGACCCGGAGTTCAAGTTGACGAACTGGCCGTTCAGGTAGGCCAGGATCAGCTGCTCCGGGTAGGAGTCCATCAGGGATGGGATGTAGTCCGGCGGCAGATTCAGCTCGTTGTCGAACGTGCTGGCCTGCACCAGGCCGTACATGCCCTGCATCGCTGGCTTCTCGCGCAACTGCTTCACGAACTGCTGGAAGACGAACTTGAACCCCTCGGGGGTCGTTGTGACGTCTACGCCGTTCTTGAGCCCGTCCACGTTGTAACGCATACGGGCGATGATCTTGCGCCAGGCGTGCTCAGCCTTGAGCTTGGGCAGGACGTCGAGCTCATCGACCAGGGCATGACCGATCTTGAAGCCAACGATGGTCTGCGGCTTCTCCATCGAGCGGCAGATGGTCGTGCTGCGGTACTGGCCGCCGCTGTAGAACT